ATTTATCTGCTCCATCTACCTCTGAAGCACAACCTGGTGGGATATGGTCGGTGGCTGCGATTGTGGCCGAAGATCATTTGTTGGTCGTGAAGAACAATGTTACGATCCGTATCCCCGCTGCTGACGTGTTAAAAATTGCTGGCTATACATTAGAAAAGATCACAAGTCGACTTGGGAGATTATCACGTGGCGAAAGAGAAGAAGAAGGTGGCCCCAAAGCCCAAGGATCTCAATGAGCTACGTGCCCAATGTGATAAGGAATATGGTGCTGGCACATTAATTATGGGTCAGGATGCTATTGTCGATGTGGAGGTCTGGCCTTCTGGTATTGCCCAATTGGATCGTGAGATTGGTGTTGGGGGTATTCCTCGCGGTAGGATTCTCGAGATCTTTGGGGTAGAGAGCTGTGGCAAGACTACTCTATGCCACCATCTTGCGGCAGCTTGTCAGCGGCATTATTTCGAGGACAAAGACCGGAGTGGTGTGGCCGCCTTCATTGACGTGGAACACGCGGTGGACCCGGATTGGGCACAATCATGTGGGGTGAATTGGGAGACTCTATTGTTCTCCCAGCCTAATAGTGGTGATGAGGCACTAAAGTTAGTCCAACGTGTTGCTGATAGTGGATTGGTGGATCTAGTTATTCTCGATTCTGTTGCGGCCTTGACACCACAATGCGAAATCGATGGTGAAATTGGTGATGTCCAGATTGGTGCCTTGGCTCGCTTGATGAGTCAATCGATGCGGAAAATCCATGCCGCATCGGCGAAGAATAAGTGTACTATTATTTTCATCAATCAAATCCGCGAGAAGATTGGGGTTATGTTCGGGAATCCCGAAACTACTCCCGGCGGCAGGGCACTGAGACATTATACTTCTGCACGCATGGACTTGACGAAGGGTTCTAAGGTTAAGGATGATAATAAGGTTATCGGATTCAGCCCGAAGTGCAAATTCATCAAGACCAAGATTGGGCAGCCCTTCCGTGAGTTTGAGTTCAAGATTTATAGTGGTGACCCCGTATCTGGAATTGATACGATCGAGTCGTTAGTGAAAGTGGGGTTGGATTCTGGCATCTTGACCAAGAAGGGGCATTTTGTCAATTTTGGTAAGGAGACACTTGGCAATGGGATGGCGAACGCCTACGATAAGTTGAGGTTAGATGTGGCACTCGCCGATGATCTCAGGAACCAAATCTACAATGGACTCTATGCGGAGATCGAGAAGAAGAAAGCGAAGGCCAGAGCTGCTGGTACCTTGATCTCGCAGTCCGAACATGATGCGGTAATTGAGAATATCTCGGAGGCACTAAACGATGGCGATTGAATCACCACTCTATGATATTAATGAGGTAGTATACCTGAAGGAATCGGCTGCCCTCGGTTTCTTGGAAGCCGTTCGTGTCAGTGGTATTAGTCGTGCTAATGGGACTTGGATATACTCTATTTCTGCTAAGGCTCCGCAACCTACTGCTGTATCGCACCATGGGGATCGCATTACTGCGGTAGCGGGCATGATCTTGTATTTCACAGAAAGCGATTTCGTGCCTTTGTGTGACGCCCTGTCTTTAGCTGAAGCTAATGCTGCCCGGCAGCTGGCTCAGATTCAGGCACAACGGGCGAGTATTTGTATTGAGCCTACAGCGGGAACCTAATGTCTACGTTATCGAAGCTCCAAGACTTGACTGAAGATTCAGATGAGATCAAACCTTTTGGGCCATATCAAGAAGAGGCGATAATATCACTGGCTCTCGATCATCCGGAGTTCTTTACTTCGGTTGGGAGATTTATGAAGCCAGAGATGTTTGGTAGTCTTGAATGCCGGTGGGTGATAGCAGAGATTCTCAATTCTTTTGAGAAACACAATGTTGTACCGCCACGCCCTTTGTTACGGGACAAGATGGTTGCCTCTCTGACCGAGGACGATCCATGGCAGCGAATTTTGGAGCTGGTGGATCGTCCATCTGATCCCCGTGAGGTACCGATCATTAAGGATACCTTATTACGGTGGGCACAGGATAGGGCGTATGGGTTGATTTATAGTGAAGAGGCACAGGAAGCTTATGCTAGAGGGGATTATGAAGAACTGGAATCTATAGTTGAGAGTGCTAATCGTATCGCTGATGTTGGGCAGCAGGCATTTTGGTTTCTAGATAATTACGAGATTTTGTTTGAGCCAGATGTTATTGACCATAAGACCACCGGATTTCCGAGTCTTGACCGTAAACTGAATAATGGCGGTCCATCTACTAAAGAAGTGGTATGCTGGTTGGCGGCGACGAACGTTGGTAAGTCTATTGTCCTCTGCAATAATGCTATCTCGTCTTTAAAGGGTATTGGCAAGAATGGTAAACCGGGACAGGATGTCCTGTTGATTACTTTCGAACTGGATACGATCAAAACTGCGATGCGGTGTTTGGGTGCAGCTACTGATGTGCGTCTCGATGAGATACCTGAAAAACGTAATTATATCGAGCGTATTATCGCCCAAATGAAACAGACGTATAACAAGAGATTCGCTATCTTCGAATGGCCACCTGATGAATGTAGTGTGAGCCATGTTTATGCTCTATTAGATAATCTTCGGCGAACCGATGGGTTCAGGCCGGATGTAGTCATCTTAGACTACATGGATTTGATGATGAGCCGTCACCCTGCTTTGAACAAGGATGACTACACACGGCAAAAACATGTCGCAAATGAGATTCGAGGTCTTGCGAAGAATGAGAATGTTTTAGTCTTCACCGCGACGCAAACTAACCGTAGTGGTGCGTCCGGTGAAGGTGTAGCTGATTTGACTAAGGCTGCGGAGAGTTTTGCCAAGCAATTCTCATTGGATTATGTGGTTAGTCTTAATCAATCTGAATCACAACGACAGGCAACGCCTCTTCCAAGATTGAGCATGTTTATCGCCAAAAATCGTAATGGACCTAAGCATGAAACTGTGAACTGCACCATCAATTACAACAACATGCTTGTTAGAGAAGAAACATGAAACTTAGAGTAATAGTGGACGTGGACGTGTCGCCAACATTGGCTGAAACCATCCAGCGGGGAGGATTCACCTTGTGTGCCGATGGGTCAGGCCAACAGGTCAAAGTTGGTGGTACCTCCCCAGCCGTCCCGAAGAGAAAGACAAAAGTATTGTTCGTCGAGAATCCGGAAACACCAATAACCCACTTCGCTGAGACTAAGGTCTCTGAGAGTAAATAGCAGGTCACTCAAAGAGATAAATGGAGACCAATTATGGCGACACCAAAGAGCGAGAAGCTGCAGAAAGAGGAAAAAGCCGGGAGAAGTCCAGAAGTCCCGGAAGGATTGGCTACTGTTATGGCAGAGCAAGATGGCCCTATCCAAGTCCGCGAAGTTCAGTGTCTGAATGATTTCGTGGCTATCCTCCAATTTGAAGTGGATATGGGGAGTATTGTCGTACCAGACTCGGACTCTAAGTATAAGTTCGAAGGTTTGGTAGTGGGTGTAGGACCTGGTGTTTCTGATAATGCTGGTGGCCGGTTACCACCGCAATTATCAGTAGGTGATGTGGTAATGTTCGGAAAGAACATCGTCGCCCAAATCGCCTCCGACAGCCCTCCCTACGCAGGACACAAAATCGTACTCGTTTCTGAACGAAATGTTCTCTGCAAATTGCATAAGCAGTTGCCGTGGGAGCGTTATAAAGGTGACTGATGGCGAACTACAATTACCACTGTTTTGACTGCGAGAAAGCCGCACGCGAACAATACGCTGACCATCTAGTGGTGAATAGCAATGGGGAATCCGAGTTTCCTATTGAGATTTACGAAGAATTGGTGCTGTTCGAGACCTCGCACGCGATGCAACCGACAGAAGAAGAATTGCATGAGGCAACCGAATGCCCTAGATGCCATGGCCACAACTGTGAAAAAAGTTTCTATGGTGCCCAGATTTATGGGTATACAAAGGGGTATGGATGGCTTGATCGAGCTGGTGCCAAACGGGACATGAATAGGCATAAACTGGCTAACGATGATCCATATGCCCCATATCGGGTAGATGGGGAAGTTGATCATATCGATCAGCAATTGAAGAAAGAAGGTCAATACGACCCTAAGAGGAAGCATTATCTGACCACTCCGGGACCGCATTTGGGAAAAGAGATAGATAAAGCTACCTCGACTCCAGCTGAAGAAGAGTGATGGATTATGATCAACTCCTCTCTGTAGTCACTCATCGTCGTGATATACCCAAATTACTCACCGCTTTAGGTCTAGTTGGTTATGGTGCGGAAGTTGGTGTTAAACATGCCGACTACTCAACATATTTATTAGCCAAATCTGAGTTATCACTCCTGTACTCAGTAGACTTCTGGTGCCACCCCAGTAAGTCCGAGACAGAAAATATCAGCGACTATATCTCCGCTTCTCTCAAGTTGTTTCCATATCTTGGGCGGAGTGTAATTCTACGTCTAGACCACCAGACGGCAGCTGGTCTCATCCCAAATGGTTCCCTAGATTTTGTTTATTATGATATAGGTCATGATCGGGTAAGTGTCAAAGAGGGAATCGATACCTGGTGGCCAAAGGTGAAAAATGGCGGTTTATTTTGTGGTCATATATTCCATAAGGTAGTGCAAGAAAACGGGGTGATAACAAGTACGATGGCACCGCGTGAAGCACTCAATGAATTCTTGTCGGAAGTCAGATTAGAGGCTCACTATACATCTGAGCTACCAGGTCGTGGGACGAATTCGTGGATAGTGAGAAAACCAATTGATTTCTGACACGGCCTTGTTTGCCTGTGTTGATAGGTGTCGAGGCTATGATGAGCAATCTTTATGTTTACACATTATTTGATCACGTTACTAGACTCCCCAGATGCACCGGAATTTTTGACGGTGGTCAAGTGGTTTTGGCAGAGTTGTATCGTGCTGGCGATCGTAAATCTATCGCCGATCTCTTTAAACAAACCAAGATTATTCGAAATTTAATCTTGTTGGCTAATACTCAGGGCCGCCCAGTTGTTTTATCTGACTTTAAAAGCCATATTCAGGCTTTTAATATACCACGGGACACTACTCATTATAACATTTATGATCTTCATCTTCCTGATGTTAGATCAACTGGGAAGAAGCAAAGTGATCATGCTTTGGTCCGTAAAATCTTGGCCAAAATGGTTGGAGCACCGACTCGGGAATATCAGCGTGTTATGGCCAATGCTGCTGTGGTCTACCAGGATTTAGAGGATAAGGGGCTGTTGGTTAACTACGGACTTGAAAAGCCGGTTTGGTCGCAGAAGACGTTTTCTGGACGCAGCAAGACTACTAAATTCAATATTCAGGGATACTCTAATAATGATAAAATTCGATCTACAGCTATGCCGGATGATTCGATTTTGATTCATTTTGATTGGATTTGTGCTGATATTCGCGTGGCGTCATTACTATCCCAGGATGAGAACCTTCAGGTTGCTTTTGAATCGTCTGATCCATATATGGTTATGATGGAGGAGTTAAATAAGGGGGCGACGACTGATTTGTTGACTAGGGATGAATGTAAGACATATCTGCTGAAGTCGATTAACTCAATGGACTTTACTAGTGCCGCTCTCTCATCTGTCTACCCACAACTTGGTGATTGGATTGGGCGGTGTAAGCAGACTTTGTCGCGTGATAATGGGTATCTTGAGACATTGCTGAAACGTAGATTCCGTAGGGCTCAGGCAAAGAATGATTTGGCGGTCCTTAATGGGGTGATGCAAGGATCTGTTGCTCATGCTATGCAATTGTCGATCAGGCGGATTTGGGAAGTGATTCCGCAGTGTCTGATTACTGAAATCCATGACTCGTTAGTCATATCTGCCCATCCCACATCTCGTGGTATCAAGTCAGCGATAGATACTGTTTCCGAAATCATGTTGCACCCATTCAGGGGTGTGCTAAAAACTGATCCTGCGTTCCCGTTGAAGGTGAGTGTAGGTAAACGCTGGAAGAAATGGCACACGATGCGAGAGTATCGCGAGAGCGGAATTACCCATGTCCAACAAAAGAAACAAGACGAAGGCTCGGCAGCAGACCAAGAAGAAATCTCTGGAGCGGAAGCGGAAGAAGAAAAAGCAGGCCGAGAAGAAACGTAGGAAGAATGTCAAGTCGACTGACACGGTTCGTGCTGAAAATCTCATTTCGCAGCTCGAGCAGCAGAAGGTCCCTAGTTTCAATAGGGGTGCCTTCCAGGCGTCGCGGCCTCCAAGTAATACCACATCAGGCACTGTAAAGAGTGCCGTATTAGATAACAAGCAACCAAGTGTAGGCTTCCAAAAGGGAGCGTGGGGACCACCACCGAATGAGCATACCGAAGAGGGGTGAAATCCCCAAATGGATGGACGAGAATCTGCCCGAAGAATTACTCGGGACTGGTTTGTTCGCATTCAAAGTGAATCTGCGGGTTAAAGACCCCAACACCGGTTTACCACGTGTCATAGCCTTGGATATGTTACCCGATCTTATGTGCGATCGGGAAATGATCGAATTCCAAATGGAGGATATTCCGGCAGCTTATGCTTTTTGGTCCGCAGTTTATTCCGAACTACGGATGAACGTTTCTGTCTTGGAACGAGCTGTCAAAATCCGAAAGGGTCAAGCGGTGAAGGAAGTCCAAGAGAGTGCGAGAGAAGAGAATATCCGATTTACTGGGGATCAGGTTAAGATCGTTATGGAAGCCGACCCTGAACTTGGCAAATTGGATCAGGGACTTGCTAAAGTACAAATGCATACCGGCAAGGTCTATCATATGATGGAAGCCCTGAAGATGAAGGCAGAATTAGCTCGGTCACTACTCGCGACCAAGCGACAAGAGTATGACAAAAGTTGATGCTAATACTATTGACCACAGCGGGGGTTGGCCCCGCGTTTTTCATTTCGATGTTAAGGTAACCTCAGGAGTTTGACAAATGGCTTATGACGTAGAAGCAATCCGCAAAAAGCTCAAGCAATCCCAAGCCGGAAAATACACTGATCCGGATGAATTCAAACCGGCAAAGGCAAAAGACGGCACCACCGCTATCAGGTACCGATTTTTCATACTGCCACCTCTCCAACTGGGCTTCAAGCTCAAGAGCGGGGAAGTGTTGAAGGATATGGAACAGTTTTACATTCAGCATGCCAACCATTGGGTCAATGATCGACCACACCCCTGCCCACGAGTCTGGAGCAGCGAGGAATGTCCAGTGTGCAAATTCGGCTTCGACATGCTTAAGGAGGAGAAGGACGAAGATAAGCGACGTGCTATTATCAAGCAATGGATGCCGACGACCTATCAGGCCGTCAACATCTACTTTCCACATTGGAAGCATAACCCGGAAGACCTTCGCGGCAAAGTCAAGTGGTACAACGCCCCTAAGACGTTGTTCGATCACTGGACCGCCACCCTGATGAAGGACGACGCCGGGGATCCAGAAGAACCGGAAGCACATGGTGTGTTCTTCGATGAGTCTGCTGCTTACCTTTATCAGCTTGAAGTCCTCAAGCAAGGAAAGCAGAATAGTTATCGCACCAGTCACTTTCTCGCTAATGGCGGCATTGGCCAGCCAATGGTGAAGGACGAGGATGGATCGTTGAACGAGAAGGGTGTCGCCACTCTACTCCGTCTCCGCCATAACCTCTGGGATAAACTGGAAGAGCCTGATATGGCGAAGATCAAGAAGCTCTATAGCGTCATGGTCGAAGGTGATGACGACGACGATGACGGTGGTGGTGGCTTCGATTCCGACGAAACCAAGTCGGAGACAAAGCCCACGAAGACGAAGACGAAGACGAAGACTAAGACGGAGTATAAGAAGCCGCCAAAGGACGATGACGAAGATGTTGTCGACCACATTGACCCAGGCCCGGCAGACGATGCCCCAGATCCGGGTCCGTCCGACGAATCATCTTCACTTGCCGACGAGGCACCGATTGACGACACTGACTCTGACTCGCCGGAGCCGGTAGCTGCCACCGCTGATAGTGGGGAAGAATCGAATGAGATCTCCGCACTGCTTAGTCAATTAGAAGATGATGACTAAAGTCATGCTAGTCACAGGCGGCCTTCGGGCCGCCTGTGACCTTTTTGGGTATAGGTATGAGTGCTAAACCGGCTTTACTGGTGGATGCCAGGAATGCACTGTACCGAGCGATCTTCGCCACTAAGCATGACACTAGATTCGATGTGAAGTATCATTACTTTGTCATCTTTCTGCGTCAAATGGCGAGTTGGATTCGGCGGTATGATCCTGTTTCTGTCCACGTTTTTTGGGATGCTCCACGTCAAACGGTGTGGCGTAGGAAGCTCTATCCTACATATAAAGATCGCGATGATAGCAAGTACACGGAGGATATCTCCGAAGAGTTGTCTATGACAACATCTGTGTCGCAGGCATTTTTCACCAAGATGGGAGTGCGGCAATATTCTAGGAAAGAAATGGAAGCTGATGATCTCATCTATGCTGCTGTTTCTGCTCTGCATCCACTACCCACAGTGATCGTGTCCACAGACAGTGACATGATTCAGATCCCATATCGATTCTCTAGCTCTGTGGTGTACCATCCCCAGAAGCAAGAAGAGGTGCAAGTGCCAGATGTAAATCCGGTAATGCAGAAGGCACTGATTGGAGATAAATCTGATAATATTGATGGATATTATGGCATCGGTCCCAAGAAAAGTGCAATCATGCTGGCGGATTTTACGACGTTGGATGATTTTTTGAAACTCAAGGGTCGGAGGATTTTTGGCTTAAATATGGCATTGATTGATCTGGCTATGTGCCCACGATTACTGGCCAATACTCTATATGTGAACCGCCGATTAGCGGAAGAGGTAGAATTTTCCAAGAAGGACATTGACGAGATGACTCGCAAATATAAAGTCAATGGTATGATGCAAGAATACTCTAATCTGGTTCCACCATTTAAGAAATTAGCGTGACAGAAAAAATAGGTAGAACCAGCTAACAGGAGAATATAAATGGCTATTGGCATTCATGTTGTTCGAGTCGCCTTCTTGAAAGTAGATGCGACCGGTGCTGTCCTCAGTAAGGAGGACCCGGATGTCACTCTCAAGCAACAATTGACGGGTGGTCATGATCACCGTATCATTTCAAGTGCTATTGTTCCTAATTCGACCACTCAACCTACTGTGAAGGCATACTTAGAAGCAGAGGCGAGTGACGATTATGTTCTGGAATATATGGACCAGAATACAATTATCACTTACCGTAGGACAGCAGCTGGTGGATTTTCGGCACCATAAATGGGCAATATCTATTGTAAATAGGTGTATTCCTGTAATTTCCAGGAAAGCCAGCTTACCATAGTGTGATACCTAGCGATGGTCGGGAGTGGCTTGGTTTTGTGCAATGGCTACACAAACGCTGAGTGATTGATTGATCCAACAACCCGAACATGTCACACTTATATGAATTTCAGGGAGTCATCCACCAAACGGATCATGCTCTTGAGCCACGAAATGGGCCAAGAGATGAGTTGTGAAGAAGTACTTAAGAAGGCGAAACGCTTAATTCGCTACCTTCGTAAGGAAGAAGGTGTTAAAAAAGCGGATATAGATTACGCTCTTCATTACTGGCAAGAATTGTTGGAAAAGAAGTACTATGGTGGATAAATCTGATTGGATGGAAAAAGCTCGTGGTGATCTTGGTAAGCTTACCAAAGATCAACTTATTGAGAAGATTATCCAGAAGCGGAAAGAGACATTCTCTAAAACTGGTAAACGCAACGTAGCCACCTCGAAAAGCCACGAAAGGCGTTGTAAAAAACTTCTGACTGAATGGGCGGGTGTCGAATTTAGGCGGCGTCGAGTTGAAGGAAGAGGCGACGATGTGTCCGTCGTAGAGGGTGTTGCGGATATTATCCCAGTAGAAGGAAAAATCCTATTCGCCATCGAATCTAAAAAGGGTGAGGATTTCAGCCTAGATGGGTTATTCCTCAATTCGCATGGTGCCAGGTTTACTAAATGGTGGCACCAGGTGAATTACGACGCTAAACTCCTAACAGAGAAGCTCGGTGCAAAGCGGTGGCCGTTACTCTTTTTCAAGCCACATCCTAATTGGGATTGGGTAGCTGTGCCTATCAAGTGCTTTGAGAATGAGATCTTGGTCTCGAAAAATTATCCTTCTGATTTTTATGGAGGAAAATGCTGGTTCCAGCATATCTCTTACGATGCATACCGTTGGATAGGTCCGGTCACACACAATATTGCCACATCTACTAAGAATAAGGTGATGGAGGCACTTGATCTAGAACCCTGTATTATGTGCCGATGGAAAGATTTTGCCACTAACGTTGATCCGCAATCGATATTCGTCCAAACCTAAAGAGGAGGACAAAATGACTTGTAAATCATGTGGAGGCAAGAATTCTTCAATCAGAATTGATCGAGCAGGGATACATATTACACCCGCTAAAGTGGTGAAGACTACTGCCACTATACAACAGCTCGGATCGAGAAAGCTGATTGCTAGGACTTCTGTCTCTGTACCAGCAAATCGTATCGATAAATATCGAGCATAAATATGGCATGTGGTGGATGTGGCGGCGGTAAAGGACGAAAACTCCGCACACAACAAATTTCTAAGTCTAAGGCGAAGCCTCAAAAAGCCGCTAAGGTACAACGTGTAAGACGGCGTGCCACTCGCCCAGTAAGTATTGCTAGACAACGTGTTGAACCTCATGCCCGATGCCCATCGTGTGGTTACCCAACCATGCTCGTAAATATCGGCGGACGTGAGAGACAACAATGTAGCAATGCTAACTGTAGGCAGATTATCAAGTGATTGACTTTGGACTACTCATCATATTAGTGATCGCGACTGAAGCGGTGACAGAAATAATTGTTGCTTCTGAGTTCCCACTATTTCTATGGTTCCGCAACAATCTTGCTCAAAGAGCCATTCCAGATACCCCACGTAATGATTTCAAGCAACAGACTACTGTTGCTGTTTATAAATTGTTTAGTTGCGGGTATTGCTTCAGTGTTTGGACCGCAGGATTCTTCGCTTTATTCACTCCTGAATTGTTTTACAACCAATTCGTCAACTGGATGTGTATGACGTTCCTTTTGCATCGTTTGGCTAATTGGTTGCATGTAATATATGAATTGGTTAGGAAAGGAAGGGTCTCTACCCATGATGCTGAATTATCTGTTAGGGTTATTATGGTAGAACCTGATGAGGACGAGGATGAGGACGAGGATGACAACGTTGGTGAATTAGTCGAGTCTTTGGAGAAATCCTGATGGAGAATTTAGAACGTGCCAAAGCTCGGGATGCTCGCCGACTTAGTAAGGTTATCCTTGATCCAGTAGAAGTTAGGAGTGTTCAGGATATTAAACGTGTGGTGGCAGATCTGGATCCTAAGAAGAATCCAGAATCACACGATATTGAAATAGCTGCCCAAATGGAGGTGGAGGGTGATACTTATGAGGTCCGTGCCAACACTAAATCACGCACTAAACGTGATATGTTGGTGGATGGGATTGAGGTCATCAAAAAACGAGTAGAGGTGTCTGAGAAATTTGCCGAGGCTGGTGAGGATGTTGAGATCAACGGTATTATCATGAAACCAACACCTGTCGGTAGTGGAATCGAAGGCAGAAGTTGGGTGGATCCTTTAATAAGTCAATGGACTGGAGGATTCCGTGTTGGGATACATATTTGTTGGGACCTGGATGGACACCGCTACAAATACAATATCTTCGAACACAAATTGACGAGAGTCAAACACGATGAAAATGGACCTCCCACCCCTAGCACAGTTCAAACCGCGAAGTGAATACCGTCCACAATATGGCGATTATTTCGTTTGGTCTGGATGGTTTTCTACTTGGCATGGTGTGGTTATAAATTATGACCAAGCAGAGGATGAGATTTCAGTTATTTTCTCTGGGGTGCCATTCTTATTATTCACAATGGATGAGGCAGCCCAAAAGAAGGATACTAAGAAGTTAAAGCTAGACAAAGTACGGAAAGCCGGTAATGGTAAATTCGCGATTCAGAGACACGACGAAGCCCAAAACGCTAGAATCTGGTATATCTAAACCAAATCCTGGCGGTCCTGCTCGCGTAGATCAGCTTCCCCAAGTCTTAAAATATCCTACTCTCCTGCCTGACCTCATTAATGTTAAGGATATCTTCAGTTATATCCTTAAACATCCTGGTGACGATGGTCTCTCGGTGCTCATTTATCGCCAGCCAGATAATGATCAAGTAATTGTCATCTGTGGTGATTGGCACGGAATTAAACTCGATCTTGTGGTATCATCACCCATCGTCGATTTAGCTTCTGACTTTGTGACCAAGGAAGCTGTCAAGTTTTACGAAATGATGCGGGTGATGGGTGTGGACCAAGCTCAATTCTTCTTCGCCGTAGATGATGAAGGATTATTGCTCTATGATGTTCAATTATCATTGAACAAGTTCGCTGGGCCTGGCATGGTTGGGGATGTCTTTGGTAAAATATTTAGAACACCACAAACCCTCAAAACGGAGATTATTGACGAAAGAGCGTTGGAGTATATCCAAAAAGGGACTGGTGCATACGAGGGTGATTTACTAATCAAGCCAAGTCGGTTCCGGATGTTCCATGATCCGGAAACCAACACCTATAGTCCGCTCTACGTTGAGGTCAGAAGATAGTGCCAGAATATTTTAATCCTAACCCACATACAGTTCACCTTACCGGACCGGATGGAAAAGCCATCAAAGTCCGTGCTAAACAACGCGTGATCTTGTCGGAATATTTCGACAGATACCGTGCTCGTGGGTTTATAAAATTACTCAACGAATCCACCCCAATACCTACCCAACAATCACCTCAAAAACCAAAACGAGTCCAAAGCTCCCTTAAACTGACTAAAATCAGACAAAAACAAATCCACAGAAAAGCCACCGCTATACCCGACCCAGCCCAGCAAGAACTGCGACAACGACAGCGGACTCGTAAGCAGGAAATCCAACGAGCCCGTAAAATCTCTAATGCCACCAAAATCCGAAGATCAGTACCCGCATCTTCCACAGGCAAAAGACTTGTGGTGGGAAGACGGCTAGCAATAGACGCTACAGAACTTCTCCGTAGCAACCTGGAAAAGAATCATTTTCCAGTCAGCAACAATATTGGTGTAGGCATCATGTCCTATAACCGAATTTCTTCCTTGAAACGCATCGTCGAATCAATATCTTGCACGACTGACCTACGCCGGACTACCGTATTCATCAGCGATGATGCGAGTACCGAACCTGCTATTATTGCCTACCTCAAAGAACTCGCTGCGGCTCCCAACTTTGTCATAATCAGGAATAAGGAGCGTGGTGGTATCGCGGTCAATACCAATCGCCTTATCCGATGTATGTCCAGATTCGAGTATGGGTTGATTTTGAATGATGATGTTGAAGTGCTTAAAACTGGTTGGGATGAGTTCTATGTTGAGGCCATGCGTCGCACCGGGATGCACCATTTCCAACATCGACAGCCTGGCGTGTATGGTGCTAAGCTCGGAGACCCTAAAGATAAGAAAGGTATCAAACTGCGGGTAGTATCTGACCGCCCGCAGGGGGCTGTTATGGCGTTTAGCCGGGAGATGTTAGTACAAGCTGGATATTTCGACGAGAGTTTTGGTCTATACGGTATGGAGCATGTGGATTGGTCTATGAAGGCGTGGGAGTTCAATCTACAAGAACCTGGTTTTCATGATGTCGATGGGTCGGAGGATTACTTCAGAGTTCATAGCGATTCATCTGCTATGGAGGATCGTACGACACACCTAAAAAAAGCTCGCAAGGTGTTCGCGACCCGGCAGAAGAAAAGATGCGGCCCAACCGATAAATCCAAAGTTCCGGAGATTACGTATGTTATTCCATTCCGGAATATTGATCGTGATGCTTCGATTCAGACAGTGGTAAGAAACATTCGCGGTCAGAGGTTCCCTGTTATCCATACAATAATGGTGGAGCAGGACTCTAAGACCAAAATCAATCTGGAGAATTATAAGCCAATTTTTTATTACTTGGCCCAAGAAACCACTAACACTCTGTTCAATAAGGCAATTGCGTTTAATCTTGGGGTGTCTAAGGCGACTACTGAGAGTGTTATTCTGCATGATGCTGATATGGTGGTACAAGGAAACTATACCCAGCATGTGTTTAATACTTTACAATCAGCAGATGCCTGCCATCTTGGTGGTACTGTCATTTATTCGACGAAATCGTCGACTGATAGTGTTAATTCCGCCAATGAGATCAATAAGAAGTGTGAGTGTGAACGAGTAGTCGGTTACTTTGAGGGAGGCTCTCTGGCGTGCAAGACCAAGGCTTATTGGCTTGTTGGTGCATTTAATGAGGACTACTGGGGTTACGGTTGTGAAGATTGTGATTTTTATACAAGGCTGGCTGGTGGTTGCAGATGGAAAGAAGATCGTGTCTTTGACTTCTTACATCTTTGGCATGGTCGGACTGACGGTTGGGGGCAGCATCACAATATTAATAAGGAAATTGAATCTAGGCTGAAAGTATTACCTGTTAAGGAACGGATTTCTAGGCAGCATAACCAGATGCGTAAGAATGGATATGGTGATTTCCTTGGAGGATTGAAGTGATGGCTGTGATAGTCCCGACAGATATTGTCAAGTTTAATCTTACTGCTACTTGCATCGCTGCTGTTTGGTGTCGTCGTCTTGGGATTACTGGTACAGTTATTAAAGTAAACGGCTCCGATTTGGAGATAAATGTTGGTCTGTATTACAACATTTTCGCACGACAAGATCAATTGGAATTGGTAGCTCGAGCTGAAGATGCTCCTATTCCTGATGATCAGGGAGTCTAAATATGAAAGTTCTGATTTGCCATCGTCCGGGTGGTGCCTTCGGTTATATTACCGATGGTTGGTTGAATGCGTTGAGAGATCGTGGTCATAATGTCAGACGGTGGGATGGGGCTGAGAATACTTGGCGTGAATTCCAGCCAGAGCTTTATATTGGGTGCTCAGGTCATAAACAGCCGATCCCAGCCAAACGAAACACCAAAGTCGCGATTCATGTTAACCCGTATGGTCCTGTTGATATTCCAGGCATTCTGGAAACTCCCCAAAATATTGATTGGGTGAAGAAGCAGAAACCGGACACAGTCTTTGGGTATGGTCATGAAGAAGATCGTATCATGTGGTCTCATTGGCGGAAGAAAGCGGGTATCCCTTGGGTGCCAATGCCCACTGCCGGTGACCGAATTCTGTTTAATATGACGCGGGATCTTGATGATCGTCCGTTGGATGTTGTCTACTTAGGTGGCCGGTGGCCTTATAAAGCCCAAACGATCGATACTTTCTTACTTCCAATGTTACAACATGGGCGTTTGAATTTCAAGGTTCATGGGTGGGGTGATTGGCCTGCTAAAATTTGTTCGGGTATTTTACCTGCTGACCAGCCTTGCCAATTGCTGAATCAGGGTAAGATCGGACCATGTATCTCCGAGAAACATACTCAGCAATACGGGATTGATATCCCAGAGAGAGCGTTCAAAGTGGCCCTATGTGGTGCACTAGTGATCCATGATGCAGTACCATCAGTACGTCGTATGATACCGTCTGCTGTGATCGCCAGAAATTCACAAGAATTCACTGAGAAATGTATCGAACTGAGCAAGAACGATGTCCAACGGAAGAAACTTGTTGAGCGACAGCGGAGTGAAGTATTAGCGAGCGAGACATATCACCATAGAATGCGTACATTAATGGCCGCTACAGGTTTCACTGCTGAAGCTGAGGCAATGATCGATGCCAATTGACGTCCAAGACTTATTCAAGAACAGATTGCGGAAGATAGTTACTACGGTATATGGCGACGATATTGGAATGTTTCAACTTCTTGCCGATGCCGCCAACAATGGAGAAGATCCATTAGATGCCATAGCTCGACATATGTGTGAAGCATTAGTTGAGCAACATGGAAGAGACAAGCATGAGTATTAGAGGTGTAACAAGATGGCCCTAATTCTCGGGGAAGATCAAGCGGTGGTCTTTCTCCATATTCCAAAGACAGGTGGCACCTGGTTTAAACAAGCAGCATATGCCTCAAATATCAAATTCATCGAATATGGGAATCAGCACGGTAACGTGGCTAAGATGCTCCAGGACGGTAAAGATGAGGCGTGGTTCAATGGGAAGTTCGTGTTTACGATAGTGCGGCATCCAGTAACATGGTATCAATCGAGGTGGTGCTTCCGTGTCAAGCATGGGTGGCACGGCGAGCATCCAATGGACATGGCATGTGCTAGCAACGACTTCCCAACTTTTGTAGACAACGTCTTGAAGTACAAACCAGATGGTTGGGTCAGTTGGATCTACCGAAACTACAATGAACACCGGATACACCCAACTGACCACATTGTCCGCACCGAAAACCTAACTGACGATTTAGTAAAATGTCTGAATTTGGCGGGTGTTGAATTCGATGAGGAGAAGTTTCGCGGTTGTCGTTGGGTTAATGATTCAAGTATGGAAGGTCATTCCTCGAAATATTGGGCCAAGTATACGCCTGAATTACTTGATCGAGTGATAGCTGTGGAGCAGGATGCTATTACCAAGTATTACCCAGATGCCGAAATTAACCGCGACGATTTTATTGGAGAATGCCCCTATGCTTGAGCGTGTCGGATCATTATGGACTAATGTTCATGTCCTCCCCATCTTGCGGCCGAACTTGGATGATCGGTTCACGTTACTAGAGAGTCGTTGAGTAATGCAAAAATAGAATATGCGTCTCAACAAAATAGCTGAAAGTCGTCCGCCAAGAGCACAAGATGCCTGGGATTTATTTGGTGATACTCCACCAAGACCCAAGTTGGTGGAAACACAACCTCCGACTATTATTCCATATAAATTGGATCTATATCGCGGATTTGACGCAGATATGGGTGAGATCGATCAGAGGGATGGCCAGTACGTCCTGAGTCCTCGTAAGAGTGAGCAGGGTTTGATTTGGTTCACACACAAGCTTATTTCAGGATATGATCCGATTGAGTATGTGACTGGTCGTGGTGCGTTTCTGTTGACGTATCCTCTGGAGTGTGTTAGACACATCGAGCGTAAGATTTACGACGATGGATCACATCATGATTTTATCCCAGAAGCTATTCTAGATGCTACAGATCCGACTTCTAATAGCCAGTTTTATTTGGGTGTTGAACTTCCTGATGGTTGGATCTTTAGTTATAAGATGGAGAAGTTCATCGGATGCAATACTGAACTTCTTGTCACTCCTGACATGATTACAAAACAGGGCTAGGTGTGACAGCGATAATGATCGTATGGCTGAACAGTACTTGAGGGTTGGTACAAGCACACCGGTATTGAATTGCCGGTAGAAGATGCTGAAGGGAAGAACTGCCAGCGTTCAGTAAGCCACAAACGTAAGTAGCTTGAGACGTTGCAATTGCTCCAGCTGGGCGAGATCAACTCGATCTGATTCGACGTTCACCTCAGATCCGGGTGGAATCTGCAACTGTTCTGATTTCGTCGCGGAGAAATCAGAGCCTGCGTCGGCATTCGCAAGTGCAATATCGTTCAATAGAATGGGAACGACTTGGTTTGAAATATTTGTGATACTGGTCAATGCCATTTGTGTTTCTCCTTCGAGTCTATGGTAGTTTTGCCAAGATGTCTGAATTTTCAATTATATCTTGTATTTCCAAACCTGACGTTTACGATGAGTGTGTATTACATTCTGTAAACGCTTGCAGGAATAACCATGGCGTAGAATTTGTCCCAGTGCTGAATATGGAGGGATTATATTCAGCCTCTCTTGCCCTCAATGTTGGGATAGATTCCTCGAAATCAGACATCCTGGTAATCTGCCATCAAGACGTACAACTCCTTGGGGATGATTGGTTTGGTGCTGTCAAGAAGATTATATCCCAATTAGAGGATGATTGGGCAATAGTTGGGTCGGCCGGTATCTCTATGGACTTTATGCGTGGTGATATAGGACCGTGGGGAGGTGCTAAGGAGGTGGATACTGTGGCAGTTGGCTCTGTCTGGGATAATGATGATTGCCTGGATGAGCCGCCGTACTGGAATGGGATCAAGGAACCGACTAAGTGCCACTGTGTGGATGAATGTCTTTTCATCCTCAAGAAGAGTACTGGTCTACGGTTCGACCCGCTGTTCAATGGGTTTCACTTCTACGGGGTGGATATCTGCCTCCAGGCTAGGGCTGCTGGCTATGGGGTGTATTGTGCTGATCTACCAATTATCCATTATGGCAAGTATTCTGCCAGTTTTACTAGTGATTCTCGATACTGGACGTATTTGAGAAGACTACATGATAAGTGGAAGTACCAATTTCCTGAGATGCTCGGCACCCACATGCATTGGGCCGAGAACGAGATGACCAGCTACATTCCTATTGAGCTGGAGTCACAAGATGGCTGTAATCTCAAAATCGGGGCTATGGGTCTCGGTGATGTCAAAATAAGGAAGATTCATGAAGAACAAACTACTGATCGGACTGATCCTGCTAGTGGGTTTTCCAGGAAGTGATAGATAGGTGCACTGAAAAATTGTTGGGCGTGTTCACTTACGATCCCGACGATCTCCTCACCACCACTCCTGGTTATTCGAGAAGACATCGTGTTGCAAGCCATAATGTTGGTCCACCCACAGTCGGCGGATCTTCTGAAGAAGTCGGCGTTTCGGACAAAGCAGGCTAATTGCTATCGCATCGCTTGTGGAACTACGAAGCCTAAGAATGTGGACTTTTATGAGTCCAATGACTTCTTCCCAACCTATGCCCCATGGAACTCATCTTTATTCGAGACCTCTGTCATTCTGACAGTCTGGGAGCACGCTGATGCCCTCATTGGTGACAATGACGTGGCGATCATTCATTCCGATATCGAGATGCACTTCAACCCAGGTGAGACCTGGAAAAAGATCGATGGGTGGTTACGAGAGAACCCTAAGCGGTCTGTGGGTCTAACTGCCCCATCGTCCGCAATTGGGTTTTGGGATGGTTGGGAGATTCCTGAGGAATACCCGGTGACTCCTGACCAAGATCCGTTTATGCGGCATTGCTTTGATAATAAGATCCATGTGTGGGACTTTATTAAACAGTATGATCGTGATCTGTGGGATTTTGCGATGGATGAGAAGCCGGATATGATTTATTCACATCAGTTTGCTTGCACTCGGGCGACTTTTGATCAGTTGGGGAATAAATTATATGATATTGCTCATCGGTTGCGTCTTGGGGATATTGGATTTTGGACTCCTCATATGTTCGAGAGGATCATTGCTCTGTTTTTAGCCAAATATGGAGGAGAGCCAGTCTTGTCGACTGCGTTCTGGCATCATGCTTCTTCGGCGGTTGCCGGTCCTGGCGAATTGAGCCTGTATGGACCACGGGCATTGAAATTCTATCAAGTCTGCACAAGAGCTAATGCGATTACGTCTGATAGCTGAATTACAGTTAACTCATAAGTCTGAGATTGATCCTGTATCTCAGGCCAAGAAGCGGGATCGTGTCCAGAAGTTATACTTCTATGACCTCCCTGAGATAATTCAGAAAGCCGCTTTTGCGGACATGTCTTATGATGATTTCGCTGAAGCCAAGATATGGAATGGTGCATATTTTCTCAAAACCAAAGATGGTCAGGAATTTGGATACAATCCAGACGGAACCCGCTGGAAGCCTGTTTTAGAGGCTAGCGACTACGATGGTCTCGAAGATGCTGATGAATTCGGGGTCTACGAAGACCAAATCGAGAAGCAAGCTGTTATCACACGAGAACTTCAAAAGCAACTATGGCCACCACGTGGCAATGACCGAGTTGGCAATATTAATTCGCCGCCGCAAAACAATATTGCCATTATTAATTTGATGAATTTTTACGAAGGAGGAGGTGCTCCACGTGTAGAATATCACTTTTTTGAGGTAGATGTTACACCGTGGAATGAACCAGAGATATTTGCGACCTTTGATGAGGCGGTTGAGAGATGTAAACCGTTTGCGAAAGAACTCATCAATACAGCTTTAGTGTTCTGTCAAGAGACACTAGACCGGTTTTGGAGGTGGCCCAGGGAGACTGTAGGTAGCCCTATAGGGCAAGCTGAGCATGAAGAGCTTGAACTGATGGCACTCATTCAGGCTGGTGATCTTAATCTAGCCTTACAGAAGATCTTGGTATGAAACTTAAGACTATCACAAATGAGTACGAGGGTTTGTTGTGAATCCTAATGTTATAGCTTTGTTGATTACGGAAGATCCGGATATATGGAATGGTGCATATTTTCTCAAAACCAAAGATGGTCAGGAATTTGGATACAATCCAGACGGAACCCGCTGGAAGCCTGTTTTAGAGGCTAGCGACTACGATGGTCTCGAAGATGCTGATGAAT